CATCATCTTTCGCATCGGTTAGTTTCTTGAGCGCTTCCTCGTACCGCTCGCTTCCTTCTTTCGCACCTTCAACGATCTCGGTGTAGATGAACTCAGCAGCGGCGAGATCAGCAGTCGCCTCAGTTTGGGCGTCAACAGCGTCAGCAACAGCGATCTTAGCGCGTGACAGATCACGTTCAGCGTCGGCGATCTCCTCAGGTGTAGCCGCCAAAGAACGCTGCTCATCTAGACGCCGCTCGGCTTCGCGCACTGCAAGCACCGAATCGACGACATCAAGTTTCGATTCAGCCAACCGGATCTCAGCCTCACGGATCGCCTGCGCAGACGCATTAGGATCAAGTCGGATAGCGGCAAGTTCTTGCTCAGCCTCAGCCACCGCAAAGTTCGCCTGCTCGACGTCGTACTTACGACGCTCCAGGCTACGCTCGGCTTCAGCCATCGACTCAGGGTCGGCTGTCTTGGCACGCAACTCAGCCAGTCGACGCTCAGCGTCGGCAACTCCACGCACCGCATCATCGAGGGAGATATTCGCGTCGCGCAGTCGCTTCTGCGCAGACGTGACATCGCGCATCGCATCGAGCGCTTCCTTACTGTCACGTGCATAGCCACGTGTCACTCGGTTGAAGTGCTCTTGTGCAGCAGCCACCGAATCGGTAGCCTGCTTCAGGTTGAGCCGTGCCTTTGTCGTACCTTCCATCGCGTCACGCACAGAACGCTCAGCGTTGCGCTGTCCCTTCAGCGCGTCGGTGTACTCTTTGATCTTTTCTTTCGCCGATTTGATAGCAGCACCGCCACCGGTCGGCAGTGTTGGTGGTGTCGGTCCAACTTCACCACTGGAGATAGCGCGACGGTCCTCGTTGCGGATCTGCTGCAACATCGACACGGTTTCACCAAGACTGCGGTTCGCCTTCTTAGCCGAATCGCCGATACGACCGAACGACACTTCAGCGATCGGACCGATGTTACCGACGTTGATGCCGATAGCGCGAAACACGCTGTTGAAAACGTTCCCCCAGTGAATAAACGAGTTGATCACGCCGATGACAGCGTTGATCAACATCTCAAGCCCAGCGAGCGCAGCGTTCACCATCGTGTGTACGACCTGGCGCACACCATCAAAACGCAGATAGAGACCGACCAGCGCAGCACCGAGTGCGATCACCGCCGCGACGATGATACCGATCGGGTTAGCGAATAGCGCAACGTTGAACAGCGTCTGTGCTGCTGCTGCTGCGATAGCGATACCGCGCAACGCGAGGAACGCGCTACCGAGCGCGATCAGGAAGTCGACCATCTTGTTGCCAGATGATGTGATGTCGAGGAACGCACCGCCAAGCACCTTCAGCCCAGCACCGAGACCGTCCTTGCCGACCACATCTGAAAACTCGCGGAACCGTGGCAACACCTGGTCATTGATAAAACTGAGCACCGTCTTATAGATGGGCAGCAACGCCGTACCGAGTTCCGCACGCACATCAGCGAACTGCGCAGCGAGGATACGCTGTTGGTTAGCGACGCCGTCGCTCGTCCTGGCAAAGTCACCTTGTGCGAGCGTCGTGTCTTTCATGATCAACGCGTACGCTGCCTGCGCTTTAGCCGCGACGTCGAGTTGCCCCTTGCCGTTGTAAAGACCGAGGTTGAGCGCTTCCTGCTTCAACCGGACGTCATTTAGCGCGACACCGAAACGCTTCAGCGGCTCAGTCTCACCAGACAAACCAGAACGCAACGCGATGAGCGCGTCATCGATGGTGCTGTTGTTGAACGACGCTAGATCTGCAGCCAACTGTACCAGCGTCGTCGACATCTCTTGTGACTGTTGCCTGCCGACGCCGAACGCCTGGAACAGGTTACCGTACGTACCTGCAGCCTCCAGTGCCGCCTGTCGTGAGATACCAATACTCGTTGCTGCTTGTGATGCGAACGCCTCAACTGCACCAGCGGACTCGCCGAACACGACGTTCACCTTGGAGATGGATTCCTCTAGGGACGACGCTGCCTGCACGAGGTTGTAGCCGACTACACCGGCAGCGCCTGCTGCGATAGCACCGAACTTGACTAGGCTCTTGCCGAGACCGACTGCTGCTGAATCGAAAGTGCGCAGCCCGTAGGTGGCTTTAGCACCTGCACCTTCAAGTTTCTTGAAGTCGGCGATCGCCTTCTTGATACCCTTGCTGTCGAACTCGGATACTATGTTGACGCCTACAGCCACGCTGCATCACCACCTTTCACGAGTTGATCGACGACTGCACTATCTTATCAGTGATGCGTACCGCTGCAGCGACCACACCTTCCACCTGTGGCTGACGCTTCTCCACCGCTTTATACAGCACGCGTGAGCGTAACTGTCCGACGCGGCTCGTACCTTTTGTCGGCGCGTATGTGTCGAGGTTTTTGATGAACAGGTTATCGGTGCGGCTACCTGCCGAGTCGAATACAGCACCACCGGCAGTCATCTGTTGGATTCGTAGGATCGTGCGCTGTCCTTCAACTACCCTGCCGACGCCGACTTTAGGCTTCACACCGCCACGTACGGCTGCGCTCGGGTAAGTCGGGAACGGCTTTTTCTTACTGCGGCGCTTTTTCGGTGGCGTACCTTTCCAGCGTGTCAACGCTTTATCTGGGAAGTCGCTACCAACTTGAGCAGCCAAACCGGTAGCAGTGTTAGCCATCTTGGTTGTGATCTGCTTGTACATCTGTTTATCATACGAGCGCAGTTCACGCAACGCCTGTGAGATACCATGTACATCAACGCGAACTGTCAACGTCGGAACCGTTTCTGTGCTTTGACTTGTTCACGTGTGCGATGCTGCATGTATTCGATCATAGCCGCCAGCATCTCAGGCGATTCTGCCAGTAGTTGACTCGGTGCGATATGTGTCTCGCACGCGAGAGATGCGATCAGCCAGTGGGCGCTGTTTTGTCCAAAGGGCTATCAGCAGGCTCGTCCTTGACCGCGACCTCATCGATCGACTGGATCCACGTCGGGTCGAACGGCTCGGTCGTCTTGCCGATGCGCTTCGACACCTGCCACGCAAGCCACGCGATATCGGTGAGTCGCATCTCGCTTTCAAGTTTGGCGACTGACCGGTTCCACGTACGCTCAAAAGCGACGAAGTCGCCAAACCGAGCGGTGACTTCATACGGCTCGCCCTCGATCGGCTTTACGATCATACTGAGTTTCATACTGTTCTGTCCCTTCAGTCAGTTGTTGCGATCAGGCACCAGTCGACTTGGCGAGCGCTCCACCAGTGAACGTGAGACTCGTCATCGCCAACTCACCAACCGCACCAGCGACAGGCGTGTGCGACGCGAGGAACGTGCCGCTCAGCGTGTACGAGGGATTCGTTGCTGATACAGCAGCGCTGGTCGGCTTGATGACAACAGTGGTTTGCGTGCCGACGAGCGGATAGATCGTCGCTTCAACCTCAGAAGCGGCGAAGTCCTGCATGAACTCGATAGTGCACGTGTTGTTCTGCAGACCACCGGTGAACTTGTGTCCGGTGTCGCCGAACGCAGTAACCTCGACGCTGTCGACCTCGTAGTTGAGTTCGACGCTGTTAGCGCGATCGCTCAGATCAATCGAGTTGATCGTGATCGACGCGTTGGTGAGGACGAGTTGAGCCATGGTTTACTTCTCGCTTTCGCTAGCGGTTTTGTCGGACTTTGTCACACGTGCAAGTTCAAGGTGCCCAGCGGCGATGAGCGCGTCGATGTTTAGATCGCCTGCATCATCGCTGGACAGGAGATCGCCGCGCTTCTTGTTCGCGAGACGATCGCTTGTGACTTTGTACGTTGCCATGGTGATCATCCTACACGTGTGTACTGTGTGGCTTTGTTCAAGCATGTACGGTGACATCGACACGCACCGTCATGAACTCGGCATCTGCTTGTGACTGTGGCTCGATCGAGATGGACGAGTTGACTATCAGTGTACGTGCTACACCACCGAGGGTTTTGTCACCCTCTATCGCAGCACGTAAAGAAGTGACACCGTCGTACGACAGATAGCCGTCCAAGGTGTCAAAGGCACGGCTATCAGTCCATCTGCCGACGATTACATACACCGACCAGTCCATCACCACGTCGCCACCGGCAAAAGCACGGTGATATGTCACGCTGTTGAGCACAGGGTATCCGACTGGTGGGTTTACCTGCTCAGGCTGATAGGCGAAAGTACGCAGTCCGCTGATAGTCGCTAGGCGTGTCTTCAGCCCAGTTGCTACCTGTGATACCGAGGCTGGCATCAGGCGATACCGTAACGCACGTACGGCGACAACATGTCACGCACATCTGGGTCGACGCTACGCACCTGGATCGCCATGTCCGCGAACCCGACCACACCGAGCGCGGCGTTGTAACGAGCGAAACCGCGCATCGCCAACAGGATACACGCCTGGTTCACGTCGTCTGGGATCGCTCCCCAACCCCAGATGCCGGTCACCTCGACTGCAGGAATCTCAGGTTGAATCACGATCGGGAAAGTCTTGCCACCGATAGCGGTGAGTCGGTTGTACGGACGGTTCTGCAACGTCGCGTTCAACGGTTGAAGTTGATAGTCGACATTCAACGTCCACGTGTCCTCGTATGTGCCGTCGCCGTCGTCGTCTGTCTTCAACGTGGTGATCTGATATAGATCATCCTGCAGCAGCAGCGTGTAGATGTCACGTGCGTACATCTTGATCGCTGCACTTTTCTGATAAAAGAAGCGACCGGTGTAGCCGTCGATGCGACGTGACGCTCCTTCGATCGCTCCCTCGATGAGTGTGTCATCGGTTGCGTCGGTGATGCGCAGCGCTGCCTTCACCTCGTTGAGCGTGCAATAGCCGTTGGTGATAGCCATCAGACTTCGCGCTTCTTAGTTTTACCACGGATGCTGCGCTCAACTTGCGGCTCGGTGGTTGCTGTTTCGACTTCTGGACGTGCGTACCGTTCGCTATATCCGAGCGCTCGCAGTTGCTCATTGACTGCAGCGATACGGTCCTTCAAGCCGCGCCGCTCGTAACCGAGACGTTCAA